ATGTAAAGAACGAGAATTATTGAAAGAAGCATATTGAAATATCAATCTCCCAAAGTACCCGTGTGCAGCGACAATATTATATGTCTCTTCATCTTGCCCGAACTTATAGCCATAGTTCTGCGATACATCCTCTGTCGTCTCCTTAATAATTGAGGAAGTAACCAAACTTCCGTGCATAGCAGAGAAAAGAGATCCACCGAATACGCCAGCAACGCCGAGCATATGGAACGGATGCATAAGGATATTATGTTCTGCTTGAAATACAAACATAAAGTTAAAAGTACCAGAAATACCAAGAGGCATACCATCACTAAAACTCCCCTGTCCGAAAGGGTAAACCAAGAACACTGCGAGAGCTGCGGATAGAGGTGCTGTGTATGCAACGAATATCCATGGTCTCATTCCTAGTCTGTATGAAAGTTCCCACTGTCTTCCTGCATATGCTGCTACTCCTATAAGGAAGTGAAAGACAATAAGTTGATATGGTCCGCCGTTATATAGCCACTCGTCCAGTGTGCCAGCTTCCCAGATCGGGTAAAAATGTAGTCCGATTGCGTTAGAGGAGGGGACGATTGCTCCTGAAATAATATTGTTTCCATAAATTAAAGAACCGGAAACTGGTTCACGTATGCCATCTATATCTACAGGCGGTGCTGCGATAAAGGCGAGTATAAAACATGTAGTGGCTGCAAGTAAGCAAGGTATCATAAGAACACCAAACCATCCCACGTAGAGACGGTTGTTAGTGCTTGTGACCCATTCGCAAAACTTCTGCCAGTTGCTACTACTGCTTTCTCTAGTTAGTGAGATTGCAGCCATTAAAATACACCCGGAATAATTTGACCGGTTGTAACGTAGGCACCTAGTGCTGCTACGAAGCCAAGCATTGCTGCCCAGCCATTAAATCTTTCTGCTTCTGGTGACATTAGTTTTTGTTTTGGTAATAATTGTATGGGTGGTTCGTAAGGATATTCGTTATCTAATAACGTGTTAAGATCTTTTGTTTTCATTAGAAGTTAAGATCTGATAGTTCTAATTTTTGTACAACATCAGCTCTATAAGCTGGGTCATTTTCATAGCGTGGATCTCCCATAGCTGCTACAAGTTCTGCCTGTGATCTAAACACCTGACCGGAATTACCGGCTGGTTTACCTTGTAGCATTCTGCCTTCATATCCATTAGCTTCTTCATATCTGGATTGCAATCCTTGAAAAGCTATACCGATAGCTGCTGGATTTCCTGTGTCAACCACAGAATCAAATGCATCTATCTGCGCTTCTGGTAAGTTACTGGCAGCCCACTCAACAACTCTGTTGTAATTAGCTTCTCCGCCTGCTGCGTTCTGAACACTATTAACTTGTGCTTCAGACATCTCTACAGACTGTACTGCTTGCGGATTGTTGGCTTGGATCTCTAAGTAAGCATTAACCAAATCTTGGCTGCTCATTTCAGAGAACCTAGATATTGTTTCCTCACTAAGTTGACCATCATTCGCATAGTATTCTTCAGAAGCTTCATTAATCAAACTGACCGCAGGAGCATTTTCAGATACCTCCTCATCGCTTCCTTCTTCTTCTTCATATCCTTCGTCGCTTTCTTCGTAGTCGACTTCTTCTTCTTGTCCAAGTTTCTTTTGTAATGATAAGTAAGCTGCTTCTAAGTCTTCAGCATTTTTATATTTACCAGCTAGTAGTCCTTCTTGTTCTGCTACTAACTTTTCTCCTACCTCTAGAGAGTCCTGTTCTTCTGAAGAAAGTACCTCTGTTTCAGGAGTATTATCATACGATAAAGTTTCTGCCATTATTGTTCTGGTTGTGGTGGTTCCATCATGCCTTGCATATTCTCAGTATCAGCTAGTTTTGAATTAGCAAATTGACCAGCTTGTTCTAATAAGGTCTGGTTTTGCTGTGTCTGCATAGCTTCGTCTTTCTCGTCTGCAAGTTGTTGTTCTGTCTTAACTAAGTTCAATACATCTATACCTTGTGCAGCAGCTAAACGTTTAATAGCTTCTAATGGATTGATAAATCGCATCGCTGCTTCAGGTCCTACTGTCTGTGCAATAGTTTGCATAAACATAGTTAAAGCTTCTCTGTCTTGACCTCTACCTAAAGCATTCACACCAGCTACAATTGCTGGTCTTACAAAATCTTTAGGTAACTTAGGTAGTTCATTAGTTCGTTGAAGGACTAATAATGTTCTATCTAAATAAGGTATAAGGAAAGATGTTGTTAACAAACTGAAGATGCCGCCGAGCTGTTGCTCTAGCTCAAGCTGTGTAAGCCTAACTTCTTCTGCTGTTACTCTCTCTGCATTCCTAACATTCATAACTAGGAAAGCTTCAAGTAATCTTCTTTCTATAGTCTGAGCCATCTGTGCAGCAGTACCAAAGTCAGCAGTTTTACCTACTTGTACAACTTGTACGTCTTCTGCCCTGCCTTGCACGATTGCTCCATTTCCAGCCTTTGCAATAGTGGCTGGTTTAGTGGTACTGGAGGGTGACACCAGAAAAATAACTTTACTGGCTGCCGCAGCTCCTTCCACTAGAGCTTGTGATAATCCTTCAAGAGATTTGAGATCACCAAGGAACTCTTCTACTCTGCCACGACCATACTGTTCTCCGTCTACTGAATTGAAAGTCAGGACTAACCATGGACTTGCATTCTTAGGAGCTGTACTACGTGACCCGGGAATTATCTTATCTAATACTTCTTGATACCATACCCATCTGCCGTTCTCTAGTTTCACGCACGTGTAAACTTCAACATCATCAGTATGAGTACCATTTGTCTCGTCGATACCCGTGTTAGGTTGTGTCTCCGGGACATCAAAACCTAGTACGTCTCGACTTATCAATTCCTTTGTAACTATTTCTAGGACGTTACCATTTCCATCTCTGTTAACGACGTACCTATTAAGCGGGTAGTTCTTAATACCATCCTTACTCATAAACAACAAAGCATTTCCACCAACAATTAAATGTTTAAGTGCTTGGTGTATAACAACTCTGTCATTAGATGCAGCGATGTAGTCCATGACCATTCGCTCCATTTTAGATAAAGAAAGATCAAGTTCTGACCTAGCTTCTGGAGGTAACTCTTCACCTAACTTATCCTCTCTTACCTGTAACTTAAAGAAGGTTCCTTGTGGAGGGAGGGTTGCAAGCATTAGTTTTGCTGCAAGTCCTACACAACATTTGGAACCAACTGATTGCCAAGGTATGTTTAGAGTTTCGTGTGTTGGTCTTGAAGATGTATCGTCTTGAATCAAATAAGGTAACGTGAGTTTAGAACATTCAACGGCTTTATCTAGGAATTGACGTCGATCTACTACCAGTTGATTGTATCTCTCACGGGCTAACATTTAATTTAGTCCTCCGGTACCTGTTTGTCCGGATGTACCTGTATTAACTTTAGGTTTCATTTTTATTCTTAATGAACCTGTACCTTGTGAGTACTGACTTTTATTTTTATTACCACGGTCATCCTTTGCTCTCTTAACCTGAGTATTAACAGTATCTAGTACGTCAGGTTCAGGTGTAGGAGCTGGTGGTTTAGGTGGTTCTGGAGCTGGTGGTAATGGTGGTGGTGGTGCAGGGGCTCTACCCCCTCCAAATATACACATTAGATTTCTTCCTCTTCTAATAATGATTTGACATAATCAACTACACTGGCTTGACCAGATCTATACATAATTGATTCAATTGGTTCTTTTGGGTGGACTGGTTCCCACGCAAAGTTAGCGTCTAACTTTTTTACTAAGTCATCAAGCTTATCGTTGTAAAGCCTAAGAGTATTGAGGGAGGTTGACATTTGAGTGTTCAAAAAATGCAGGCATTCTAGCTGCCTTGGTCTGAGAAAATTCTGGAGCTTTGCCTTCGTACATAAGTCTGTCGCTTGCATCTAGCCAAAATTTTTTGTCCAAATATCTATCGGCACTTTGTTTTAAAGGTTGCATAACCCAGTTAATAGTTGCCTTTCTTAGTTTGTCTAAGGATTGACTAGGTTTAAGTCCTAGCTCTGCACATACAAGAGAGTTAGCAGCGACATGCACTTGCTCATCTCTAGATATATCTGCTGATACTGTTCTTAATCCTGCGTCTCCACAGAATCTGAAGAAAGGTAGTAGCACAAAAAAGATTGCTCTCTCGGCTACTAATGCTTTTAATATGGTGTGATCTGGATGTTCTTCCCACGCTGCACGTAAGCGTAAAGCTTCGGCTTCGGCTTTGTCATCTACGCCTAGTGCGTTGGTGATATAGCCAAGTGCAAGATCATGTTTAATCTCGTCCTTAACGTTTGACTCTAGAAGTGCTCTAGCAGTGTCGGGAACTTCCTTTTCAAGTGCTTCTGTAATGAACTCGCCAACTGGTAACTCCATATGGCGTATTGCAAGAGCACGGTAGATGGTTTCTTCTGCACCTTCTTTTAGGTTTCCTTTAGATGTTTGTACGGGTGTCCAAGTTCTTTTTCTGGACAATAGTTTTAAGTAGGGGTTCATTGTTGACAATCACAAGATATTTCATCGGGTTTATTACTCATAATTTCTGCTAAATAATCTTCAACTGAGGAATCTTCTAGTGCTGCGTAAGCATCTGTCTTATCCTGTGTGTCTCCCATTACTTGCAAGGCATAATATAAAGAAGTTTGTGGGCTGAGTAACCACTCTTCTATAAAAGCCTCATCGTAAGTCACCATATCGCTCCAACTGTTGAAGCTATAGCCATGAAGCAATCCTGTTCTGTCGAGCATAATCATTATCTGATCTGC